TAACTTTGTCTAGAGATTCATTCATTGTGTTGTTTGTTTTGTGTTATTATTAGATGGCTGACTAGCTTTCTTTCTTTTCTGTTTCTTGCATAACTATTCCGCCGCCGCACACCGCATAACCGGCAAGGTCTTTCCAGTTTTCTAAGTTGTCTTTGTTCTTTATGATGCGAGATATCTTAAATAAACACATCATAACGGCGACGTCTTTAGCATCTAGCGGGTCTAGTGAAGGTGAATGAAGATAAGCATTCCATAAACTCGCTATGTCTTTGAAGTTATCTTCGGCATCTCCGTGTGTTACGTTCCTATCATTGCATACTAATCTTTCAATTTCTATGATTAACTCAGTGCGTGTCTCTATTGGTGTTTTAATATTTGCCATATAAGCCATTTGTAATTTTGATACGTTGAAGTGTCTGCAGATCTGCAAGAACTAAATCTAGTTCTTGTAAAGTTTTTAGTTGAGAAAAGAACTTTACAAATAAAGATCTTCTCGTGACGCCTGTCTTAGAATATAATATGTGTGTAGCTATATCTTCTGCTATTTGTGCCGTCTCGTTCCGGCCGATGCCGACATAAGGGACGTGCATTGAACGCTCCCACGATTCTAATACGTCGAGGGCGCGTTTAGAGGTAGCTAAGGATATCTCCATAGTGGTTTCTTCTGAGAAATGAGCGGCCATTGCCAGCTTTTGAACGTGAATGTTCTTACGTCCGAAGTAACCGTCTAACAAAGGACATTGATTTGTCTTGATCTTTTCTGGATGCAGCTCAAAGATATCTTGAAAGAACGCGGTAGCTTCTGGGCTAAACTTGACTTGCCCGTAAAGCTTTGATAACTTTCTAACGTGAGCTTGCAAGCGGACCTTAGCGGCGCGCTGGTCGTCGGTGAGTTCTGGGATCTGAAATAAATTAAAACGTTTCTTATCGGCGTGTATTAAGATAGTGCGCGCCATAAAACCGTCAGTTAAAATATCAGTGTTCTGCATAGATCTAAACTTCTCGTTAGTCGTGTTGCCAATTAAAGATACGCAGATGTTATTGCAATAATCAGACGGTCCTGTCTTAAGCTTACGCTTGTAACTCTTGCCTGAATTGAAAGCTTCTAATAAAAAGTTTGTGAGATCTTCTGAGTTACGCTTGAATATAGACGTCAACTCGTCTAAGATAAAGACTACGCTGCTGTGGGCATAGGCTTTTGTGATACCTGACTCTGACTTATATCGATGCAGATATACTGTCTTGCTGACTTCTTGTGTCATCTGCTCGAACGTGGTGCTGTTGGGTGCGATATAAACTAATGGTTTTCTTGCACCTTCGTACTGCTCGCTCTGTTCTGCCAGAGAATCAAAAGACAGATCGTTGTTAGAGTTTCCGGGTACTTCGCTGCTGACAGACAATACGTCTTTCATCGGGCTGATGATCAAAGACTTGCCCGCGCTAGGAGGTCCTACGAATGATATGAATAAGTTTGGAAAGAGTGGAGAGCTATCTAAACCGCCAAACCAAACGCGTCTTTGGAGTGCTGCGCCCATCATAAAGTAAAAAGACGCGTCGACCCAAGCTTGTGGACTTTGTATATCCTTGGTATATAAAGCCCAATCATCAAAGTTGTTCATTTAGATACGCAAGTCTGACAGAATTTTTTCTTATTTGAAGTGTGGTGACGACCGGAAGATCCAGTAACTTGTCAAGATTTGGATCAAAGTCGTCGGGCAAATGGCTTTCGTGAACTATTACTATAGTAGGATACGGAAGATTACTAGGCCAGTTGTCTAGTTTATCTTTTACCTGATTTACTATAAGCGTTAGTCTATCAAGACCCATAACAGTAGGGAGCTATTTAAAGGCCAATGCTGTATAAATTATTACTATTATTCATATATTTATATATTTAAGATTCTCTTTTAAGATTCTCTTTTAAGATTCTCTTTTAAGACTCTCTCATTCCATAAGGATTATATTTAGCATCGTAAGATGCCCAGTTCTTGCCGATCTGAGACTCGCTTTTCATTGTAAACGAAACGGAATCTCTACCTACAAGTTGTATTGCCATACAGTTCTGCATTAACTTTGCAGTTTCTCTGGCTATTGCATCGGGCACGATAGCTAAGAAACTGTCGTGCTTGTTGTTGACGGCGGGTTTGATAGAAAGATCTCTTGAAGCGTTAAACTTTCGGATCGCGCTGTGCGTGATGCAACCCACGGTGCTTTGCGGAATCCAAGAGATAGCTTCTCTGATATAGCTGTCTGTGATAGCGCGCTCGAAACGCCTAGGAAATCCGAATAGATTCTCTAGTCGGCGAGTAGCATAGATCTTACACTCGATCTCGTCTTGCCATTCTATGATCTCTGGAAACAGATCACTAAAGAATTTTAAGAACATAATGCATTCGTTTATAGACAACACCATAGTTCCGTTTGATTGCTTAAGTACTTGCATTTGGAACGTGCGTTCGCGCATTCTATAACTTGATGCGTGGCAGACCATCTTACCTATCTTATATGGCTTACCGCTGCTCTTGATAGCTTTGTCTAGCGGTCGCCAGTCGGGATCTTCTTTGAGTTCTAGAGGACTTAGACTTTTCCAATACTCAGGTGACTTGGAAGCTAAGGGCCACTTGTCGGCATATTGATTTATAAATATATGCAGGGCTAAGAATGTGTGAGGTTTAATGCCCACGCTAAACAGATCTCTATAGCGTCCCTTTCGGCACAGATGCGCCACTACTAAAGCCTCAGCTCCGCTCTGATCGGGCTGGACGAAGCTGTGATGGTCTGGAGCTTCATAGATACAGACGGATTCTTTATCTGGATTCTGTAGGTTAGCTCCATAGCGACCTAAGAACTGACCGCTGGCTAATCTAAAACTGCTAGTGCCTGCTATCTTTAGAGAAGTTAAACAATGCAGACGAGGTTTAGTAGTTAAATTGCTTAAAGCTTGCATTAAAAGGTCTCCCGTCTTTGGTAAGGTATAGATATTTAATAGTGGCTATGCAATCAATAGGAGGATGCGCAAGCCAATCTATACGCTCCGCATCTGTGAAGCCCGTGCCGACTTCGAACTCTATGCCCGCGCTTGTCACAAACTTAAGTGCGCCGGTCATATCTTTGCAGCGGCCTTCGCCCTTAGATACTCCTATGCATTTGAATTCGTCGTCCATAAATAGCTTGCGCTTTTGTAGGTTGATAGTTCTCTGTTTGTTTTTCCCTTGATTTATGTAGGCTCCATAGATACTCTTAAGCATCTGACCTTCGTAACCTAGTTTAGTTAGATTATCGTAGTCTGCATCTAGATCTGACTGCGATCTAAAGACAAGCCAATCAATAACGCTTACGTTATTTCCGAACTTTAGTTTAGAAAGATCTAACATTCTTTCTAATCCTTTGTTCTTGCTGTCTGGCAAGTCATATACTATAAACTTAATGTCCGTGGCTGATGGACCGGGATTGATTCTATTGACGCCCACTTGGCTATTGATGTCTTGAAGACGCATTCCGTGCAGATAGAGTTCTCCGTCTAGACACACAGATACGTCTGGCTTGATGTGGGCTAGCACTGAATCATTCCACCGCTTGCCGTCTCGCGAGAAGAATCCTTTGTCTGGAATCCACATACAGCGCAGGCCGTCTAGCTTGGGCATACTGATAACGTGTCGGCCTATGGCGTCTTCGTAGTCCGAAGCCCTCATAAACTTGTGTGCTATTTCCGGATCTTTGGCTGAACTCATTGTAGTTTTATCGTGGTTTTAGATGCCGCCATTACTTTGATAGCGGCATTTACAGCCAGTAATTTCTCAGCAGCTAGTCTCTGATCATTGATAGCCTTAGCTATCTCTAACAGAGTCGCACTTCCAGGTATCTTTAGCGACGAGTCGCCGCGCTGCGAGGCTATAAACTCTACGAGTCTTACGACTTCGAACGGCATATTCCGATAGGCATTTGATAAGTCATTCATAATATCTCTAATTTAGTATCTCCGATTTAATATCTCCAAACTTTTAGTATCTCCAAACTTTTAGTATCTCCAAACCCACTGCTCAAACCCAAGCATACCTTTAATCTTCATCATTCTGCGCATCTCTATGATGACGTCTATAGTTATGTTCTTAGGATGTTTGATTTTGATTTTATATAATGCATCTCCTGCTACGCTAGGAGATCCTTGTAAGGTAGTTTTCTCTGGTCTATATTTTAGTTTGTTATGTAAATAGTTGACCACTTGGTCCGGACTTGATGCGTTGATTTTCTCACCTACAAGAATGTTTAATACGCGCTGCAGATCATTAAGTCTTTTCTCTGCGCGTTTTACTATCTCGCTGCGCTTGAGGACGTTGAAAGGAAGTCCATGCAGCGACATAAAAGCATAATCATATATGCTCGACGAGGCTTGTTCTACAGAAGCCTTCAATCCGGGATCTTGCTCGGCGGTTTTGATCTGGCCATAGTAGATCTCGCGCAAAACCACTACGTCTTTTACGTTATAAGCGCGTAGCTTTTCATATTGCGTGTGTGAACGAGGATCAAAGTTGCCGCCTTCGTCTTTGTGGAAAGGTCTGTTTGTATAGAGCGTGGCTTGATGCGCTAGAGACTTCTCAGCCTCGGGCCATATGCGATGTCCTGCTACCATTGTATCATATATATCAGTACCGAATGGTATTTTGTAGAACGCGGCGAGAAACAGCAGATCAAACAGGGCGTTGTGAACTACCACTTTACGCTTCTTAACTTCTCGAATAAAGCGTGTAAAGAAAGGAGCACCAACACGCAGAATGCCATTCCAATCGTACACAGGGATGCTATAGATAGGACCGTCGCCGCACGCCACAGCCAAACATGATAGAGTGTTCGTCTTAGGATGCGTTTCGATGTCAAGGAAGATAGGACCTTTCGTGTCGAAGACGCGACAAGCTTCGTTAGATGTCGATGCATTGATAGATCTTGGTTCTGATTTGACTACAGCACCTTTATGTGTTAATAGTTTCTTTACGTCTTGTTTAAACCAGAACCTATAGTTAACTCTCTTAGTAGGACTCGTGCCTTTAACGTCACCGTCATCTTCCGTATCTCCCTCATCTAAGTCGCTTTCTATATCCTTAACGTCTACACAGTCCTGCGGCCAATATGTTATTATGTAGGGTTTTCCGCTAGCCGCCAGCATTATAACTCCGCGAAGAGCATCTAGATTCTTAGATTCTTTTGAAATATATTTGAGAGTATTGACGCCGGTAAAGATAAACTTTTCTATGTTACTTGGAGGGCTATCAGTGCCGGTAAAGAAAGCATCTGCGAACGTGACAAAGACTTGATTAGGATCATCTGAGTTAATTCCATATTCTGCAAATGTTTC